TGATCCCGGCGATCTTCGCGAGCGTGTCGATCAAGCCCTGATTGCGCTTGATCCAGTCGGCGATATTGGTCGCAATGTCGGCGATCAGGTTGATCGCGCCAGTGATCGCGGCCGATACCAGCGGCATCAGCTTTTGAATGAACGGTTCGATCGCGTCGCCGAGCCGCGTCCAGGCCTCCTCCTGTTTCGCCGCAGCGAGCCGTTGCTGATTCGCGAGCCCGTCCGATGTGCGCGCGAAATCGCCCTGCGCCTTCTGCGTCTGATCGAGCATCAGCTGATAGACCGCCTGCGCGCGCGCCGATGCGTCGAGCGCGCCCTGCCCGTTGTACAGCCCGAGCGCCATCGCCTCGGCCTTGACGCTCGCCTCGTCGAGCATCACGCCGAATTTGCGCATCGGTTCCGACTCGCCGACGAGCGCGCTGTTCATCGCGTCGAGCACTTGGGTCGGGTCGGCGTTATCGAACGAGCCGAGATCGGTCGCGAGCTGGATCATGCTCACCGACATGTCGGCCGCCTTCTTCGGCGACTCGCCCATCGTGGTCAGCAGATTCCCGATGTTGCCGGCGGCCTCGAGGTAGGCGCCCGAGCTCAGCGCGACGGTATCGGCCGCGCTCGCCGCGTTCTGTTCGATCACCTTCGCCGAATCGCCGAACAGAACGTTCACCTTCGAGGCGGCCTCGGCCTTCGCCGAGCTCAGATCGATCGCGTGACCGATGTCCTGGATCGCGGTATCGATGCCGGCCTTCGCGAGATCGAGCGCGGCATTGCCGACGAAGGTGCCGATCGCGCTGCCCGCGGCAAGCGCCCGCGTGGACAGCGAATCGGCCTTCTTGCCGGCCTCGTCGAAGCCGTCGGCGGCGCGCTTGAGATCCTCTTGCCCCTTGGTCACGATCTCGACGAGCAGATCGAGCTTCGCCATTACGTCACCGACTCGAGCACAGCTTCGAGCGCGCGATCGCCGGCCGAGATCGCGCTATCCGATTCGGTCGAGGGGATCAGCCAATAGCCGCGCGTGTTGCGCGGCGCGAATTGGCGATAGGTGCCCGAGCCCCACTCGGCGCCGGCGATGATCTCCTCGAGCAGCGCCGGCCGGCCGCCGCGCCCCAGGACGAGCGCACCCGGCGGCGAAATGATCTCGCCGTGTTGCGCGACGAGGCCCGATGCACCCATGCGCGATTGCGGCGTCGGGTGCGAGCCGGCCGCCGAGCGCGCCGCCTCGAGCACAGCTTCCGCGTACGGATCGACGATCGCGGCGAGCTGTTGATCGTCCAGCTTCCGGAGCAGCTCGTCGAGCGCGGCCGATCCGCGCTCGAGCTCATGCCCCGCGGACACCTAGCGCCGCCTTCGGTTGGCCTTCCGGATCGCCTCCGCGCGCGCCTCGAGCTCGTCGCGCATCGCGCGCTCGAATGCGTGCAGCTCGTCGAGTCGCAGCTCGCCGACTTCGCGCGGCGTCATGCGCCAGAAGCGACAGAAGGCGGCGAGCTCCCGCCATCGCTCGGCCCTTCCGGGAGTGACGCCGCGGAAGCGGTCAGGATCGGCCCGAGATCCTTGATCCGCACCCGCGCAAGGAATTCCTCGAGCGTCTCATCGTCGGTGAGCCCGGTGCGAACCGCGGCGTAATAGACCGACGCGAAGCCGCGCATCGGATCGCCCTCCGGGAATTCGGCGCGCGAGCGGCGAACATCTTCGACCGTCAGATCGTCGACGAGCCGCCGCAGGATCTCGGCGGCGACGTACTCGGTCGGCACCGGCTCGGTCACGAGCTCCACGCCACGTCAGACAGCACCGGCAATTCCATCGACCACTCGCGCACCTGCGATTCGGCGTCATCGGTGCCGAACAGCGACGGATCGAACGGGATTTCCGAATCGAACGTGCGGTACTCGGTCGCGTCCTGCCGGTCATACAGCTGCACTTCGACCGACGTGCCGACGAGCGCCGGCCAGAGCGTGCGCGACATATCCGAGAGGATGCCTTCGACGGTGCACGTGAAATTGGTCTGCGCCATCGTCGTGAACGAGCCGACGAACGTGGCGACGTGATCGATCGACTGATCCGGCGCGATCTCGCACGTGCGCACGTCGGACGACACGTCGACGGCCGTGCCGGTCGGCGCCCCGGATGCGTCGAGCGGTTGCAGCAGCAGCTTCGGATTGCGAATGATCAGCGGCTTCATGCGACAGGCCTCCTATCCCACAGCGTAGGTCAGCCGCGCGGCCGCGGCGAGCATCGGAACGCCGGTTGATTCGTCGACGATCGGCCGGCCGGTATCCCGCAGCTGCCAGCCGTCCGGAAGCGCGTCGATCGTCGCGAGCAGCAGCGAGCGCAGGGTATCCATGCCCGATACCGGATCCGCGGCCGGCGCGACCGCGATCGCGAGCCAGCCTTCCGAGATCGCGCCCAGGGTGCGCCCGAGCTGGATCCACGGATCGTCCGGCCGGAGCACGATCGCCGGCGCCTTGATCGACTGCGCCGGCGCCGGGTACACGTTCGCGTCAGGAATCGCCGCCTCGAGCACGACGGCGAGCTCGTCGCCCGGTGTCACGCGATCGCCCAGGCCGCACGTTGCCCGACGAGCAGCCGGAGATATGTCGGATGCTGCGACGCGACCCGCAGCGCGCCGGAATCGAACACGGCAGCCACGCCGTAGGGTGCCGCCGGCGCCTTCGCGACCATCACCCCGAGCACGAGCGCGGCTTGCGACTGCGAGCTCGTCGGATCGTCGATCGGCGCCGTCGCGGGATCGCCGCCGCAGTCGATCGTGACCTGATCGATCGCGGCCGCAAGCGAGCGCGCGAGCACCGCATCGGACGAGCTCGAGGTAACGCCGAGCTCGGCTTTCAATTCCTCGAGCGTCGGCCAGCCGGCCGGCGCCGGATCGGTCACGCCGGAAGGCCTCGCGCCGGTTACAGCGAGTAGGACGTGAACGCCGCCGGATAGATCGGCATCAGCCACAGCATCCCCACGAGCCCGACATCGCGGCCGGCCTTCTCGGGAACGTCGGCCGAGAGCTGGTACGTGCCGTCCTCCGCCCAGGCGAAGCCGCGCGCCGGCCCGACGATCAGATCGACGGATTCGCCGTCGAGCGCCGGCACCCAAACCGGCTGCATCGTGATCGGGATCGGCCCCGAGCCGTCGCCCGCGCGACTCACGCCGGCGATCTGGACGAGCCCCGGATACATCGGCAGCCCGCCGCCGCCGGTCGGCGACTTGGCATCGATGAACGCGGCGATCGCGGCCGTCGACAGCCAGCATCGATTCGGCAGCAGCGTCGCGGATCCCGGCGCGACCGCGGCCGCGTTGGTGAACGCCTCGCCGAACGCCGGCGCCGCGGGATTGAACGTGCCGCCATCGTTCACGGTCGACTCGGCGAGCAGCGCGGCGATCGCCTTCGAGTCGGCGTCGATCGCGTACGCCTCGGCGAGCAGATCGAGCCACAGCGTCAGGAATTGCGGCGAGCTGCGGCGGAGCAGCTGGATCGACAGGTCGCCGACGCCGCCGATCGTGACCGACTCGAACGGCACCGTGCCGATGATCGTCGCGCGCGACGGCAGCTCGGTCTTTTCCACGGTCTGCGTGCCCACGAGCGGCCGTTGCGTGATCTTCGGGAAATTGAACGTGAGGCCGGATGCGCCCGCCGGCACTTCGCGCGTCGACTCCAGGAACGGCCGCGACTTGTTGATCTCGCCGATCATCTCCTCGCGGAATTGCGGCGGCACCACGCCCAGGTTGTTGACCGTGGTCACGTCGGCGATCGCCCGCGTCTGCAATGCCGGCAGCACGCCGGCGAGCTCGGCCGGGTCGATCCGCTCGCCGGCGAGCGAGCGGAGCGCGAGCTGCGCCCAGCGACCGCGCGCGATCGCCTCGTCGCGGCGCGCCGTGTTCGCGAAGCCGTCCGGGAACGCGATCGCCTGCCGCCCGCGCTCCTCGAGCTCGACGATCCGCGCCCGCAGCTGCCCGAGCTCGGGATCTTGAAGCTGCACGATCGGCGCCGGCGCCGCAGAGGGGATCGACGCCGGCGCCGCCGGCTCGGGAATGACGGGTGCGCCGTCCGGCATTTCGAGATCCTCCGCTCGCACGGCGAGCACTTGCGCTTCCGGATAGACCGGCCGCCAGGTTGTCCCGACTTCGCGGAGGCGAAGGCGGCGATGCACTCGAACCGGCTCGCCGCGATACGCGCGCATGGTAGAACCGCCGGCAATCTCCTCGAAGCCGATCGATGCGTTCCGGTGCATCCGCTCGGCGAGATTGGCGAGCAGCTCGTCACCGCGCGGCGTGCGCGCGATGCGGAAGCTCATGTACGCGCCGTCATCGCGCTCCTCGAGCGACGTGCCGCGGCCGGCCGGCGGGTCGGCGTGATCCTGTCGCAACACGACGGCATCGGGATCGGTGCCCTCGAACGCGCCGCGCTCCACCATTTCGAGGCCCTGCGGCGTGCGCCCGAGCACGCCGAACGGCACGATCCGAAGATCGACGGTACGGCCGTCGCCGCCGGCGGCGTCTGCCCGCAGCTCGAGCTCGGCCGGGAATTGCAGCTCACGCATCGCCTGGACCCTCCGCGGCGGCCTTCGGCTTGCGCCCGCGCTTCGCCTTCGGCGCCTCGGGATTGGCGGCGCGCGCCGCCTCGAGCCGTTCGCCGATATGCGCGCGCGCGGCCGCCTTCGCGCGCTCGGTCGGATCCGCGAGGATCCATGGGTAGTGCAGCGAATTCGGCTCGGCCTCGGTCTCCGCGCCGGTCGCGAGGTTGCGCCATCTCACCATGCCGCGACCGCCGCCGGGATCTCGGGAAGCGCCACGTTCGGCGGCATCGGTGCGTACTGCGGCGAGCCGGGGATCAGGCCTTCGGCGCGTTGCGCATCCTGCGGCGTGTACACGCCGGCCGCGATCGCCGTCTGATAGATCCGCATCCGCGTCTCGGCGTCGGCGCGCTCGAGCTCGTCGACGTTGAAACGCGCGATCGTCGAGCGCGATAGCAGATCGGAGATCGATTGCTCGGTCGGCTCGAGGTATCCGGGAACGAGACAGAAGCGGATCAGGTCCGTCCCCAGGTCGGACAGGTTGCGGTATGACAGCGACGTGCCGCCGCCGGTCATGCCGTGCTCGAGCAGCTCCGGCGGGATCCCGTACATGCACGCCACGTCGCCGACCGATTGCAGCCGCGCGTTCCCGATCTCCGCCTGTTGCGCATTGTTCGGCAGGATCGTCGCGTCGACTTCGGCCGCCACCTTCGGTGTATTCGCGTCGCCGGCCATCCACGCATCGCGGATCACCTTCGCTTCCGCCGGCGAGATCGGCACCCGCGGCGACAGCAGCACCGATGGCACGCCGCCGCCGGCGTAGTAATTCGCCGACCACTCGAGCGATTCGCGCGCGACCGAGATCGCGGCGCCGCACAGCTGCAACGGCCCCAGGCCTCGCGGCGATCCCGGCTCCTGTGCGAACACGATCTGCACGATCGAGCGCGAGTCGACCGGCGTGCCGCGCCAATCCCACGAGATCCGGTTGATCAGCGCATCGCGCGGATCCTCGAAGCGCCCGACGAGCTCGGCCGGCGGCACGTTCAGCAGCGACAGCGGCAAGCCGTCCGAATCGCGCGCGCCGACGTACAGATCCGCTTCGCCGCGCGTCGCAAGGTTCCAGCCGACCGAGCGCCAGAAGTCGCGCGCCGTCCGGAACGGATCCGGCCGCTGCACGAGCCGCGGCGGATCGTCCATGCGCACGCCGTTGCGCCACGCCTCGAGACTGAACGTGCCCATCAGGTTCGAGATCAGCGTGCACGCGCGGAATACCGCCGGGATCGCGAGCGCGTCTGTGATGCCGACCGGCGCCCAGGGTGACGAGCTCATGCCCTGGACGGCGAGCAGCTGGTCGGTCAGCCCAGGGTGATCGGCGAACGAATCGATCGAGCGCGACTCGAGCGGCGGCGACACGTAGCGCACGAACCGGACTGCACGCTCGAGCAGCGTTGTCATCGCCCGAATGGTAGGACCGGCGTATACAGCCGCCGGCGCGAGCCTATGCAGATTCCGCAGCATCCCGCGGCACCATCCCGCGGCCGCGTGTGCTAGTAGACCGCCGGTCGCCGGTTGAGCGGTTCGGTCGCCAGCCAGACCGCGCGGATCGCGGCGAGTGCGGCCGTGATCGGCCGATCCGCTCGAGCCCGCGTCGCGTGGAATGCGCCCCGTTCGCCGAGCGTCGAGGCCTTCGCCGTGAACGCGAGATCGGCACCGACTTCCGCGGCGCCGGCGTGCCGCAGCCGGCCGCCTTCGATCATCGCCGCGAAGCGCGCCGAGGCGCCTGCGAATTCCTTGCCCACGATCGAGCGCGCGCGCTTGCCCAGGTGCCGCGCGAGATCGGAATCGGTCGCCGAATCGAAGCCGATCGCGGGTACGTACAGCTCGCGCGCCCGAGCTGCCAGCCGGCGGCCGAGCTCGTCGACGTCGAGCGGATCGCCGGTCACGTCGGCCGCGAGCGTGATCGCGGCCGTGCCGTCGGACTGGATCCACGCGAGCACGGCCGATGCGCGGCCGGATCCGGGATCGACCGAGATCCCGAGCGCCGGTCGGCTCGGCGCCTCGAGCTCGGCGCCGGCGCGATCCCAGGCGGCCGCCGCGACCATTCGCGGCAGCATGCTCGCGACCCATCTGCACAGGTGTTCGGTCTCGAAGATCGAGAGCGTTCCGGCGAGACTGTGCGCGCGGAAGCGATCCTCGAGGTAGTCCAGCCGGATCGTGTGCCCGATCGCCGGATTCGCCTCGTGCCAGCCGAGCCGATCGTCGATCGATCGCTGCGGCGCCGCCGAGTACTCGAGATAGCCGAGCTTCGGATCGAGCTCGGCGCGCCGGCGTAGCCCGTTGAGCACGACGGATCCATCGTCGCCGGCGTTCGATAGGTACAGCATCTGCGGGTGCCGGCTCGTCGTGAGCGTCGGTTCGGCGGCCGAAATGAACTCGAACGATTCGAGCTCGCGCGCCTCGTCGACGATCACCAGGTCGTTCGGGTGCCCGCGCGCGCCGCCGCGCGTCGGCGCCACGATCCGATACCGGCCGCCGTTCCATAGCCGGATCTCCTCTTGCCCGTTGGCGAGCCGGATCGAGCGCACGCCGGCGGCCGAGTACAGCGGTTGGGCGCCGATCACGTCGGCGACCATGCCGAACACTTCGCGCGGCAGCTCGCGATTCTGTGCCGTGTGCATGATCCGTTCGCCGGCCCGCAGGCCGAGCACGATCCGCGGGATCAGAAAGGTCGTTTTCCCGTTCTGGCGTGCCACGACGAGCGCGGCTTCCGGGAACGCCCAGCGGCCGCGCCACACGCCGAGCAGGATCCGCGCCGCGATCAGCTGCCACGGCATCGGCCGGATCCCGGCGAGCTTCGCGGCCTCCCGGAATTCGCGGATCCGCGATCGCCGCGGCATCGGCGGCGCGATCCGCGGAGCGGTCATCACCTACGCGCCGGCGGGATCCTCGAGCTGTCGCCGGCGGCCGGCCGCGGCCGGCTGAGATCGCCCAGGATCGGCGGGCCCACGCCGGGGAGAGAGATTCCGCGGCGACTGCGGTCGCCGACCGTCTGGCCAAAAAAAACGGCCTCGGTCGCGCCGACCGGCCGCCGCTCGCCGCGCTGACAGCGCCAGCAGCACGCGACGAGGTTCGCGGGATCGTCCGATCCGCCATCGATTCGCGGGATCACGTGATCCACGGTGTTAGCCGAATCACCACAGTACCCGCAGCGATAGCCGTCCCGGACTAGCACCCATGCCCGCAGCTTGCGCCACGCACGGGTATGGATGTTCACCAGTGCAGCCCGAACGCCAGCACGACGAGGCCGCCGATCACCATCCCGGTGAGCAGCACCATCAGCAGGCAGCCGCAGCCCGTCAGCGTGCGCGGATCCGCGCCGCGAACGTGCCCGCTCATGTTCGCCTCGAAGCCACGTACGCGCGGATCCATCGCTCGTGTGCAGGATGCACCGGCATTCCCGGCCAGAGCGTCGGGTGCGGCCCGCAGCTGTAGGCGGCCGAGCCGTCACGGTAGCGATCGGTCGGCGAGCTGCCGCACGTCGCGCACGGCGGCCCGCTCGGGATCCCATGCTGCCGTCGCGGGAACCGATTCCACGGCCGCACGGTGCGCTCACTCCGGGAACGCCGGCAGCTGCCCCGGCAATTCGGCCTGTTCGCGCGCCTCCGCGCGCCTCGCCTGATCGACGATCAGCGCGCCGGCGGCCTCGTCGACGCGTGACAGGATCAGCGCCAGCCGATAGGACTGCCAGTGCCCGAGATCGATGCCGTGCGCGCCGAGCACTTCGCGGATCTCGCCGATCGTCTCCACGATCTCGGCGACCTGCGCCTCCGCGCGCCCGATCAGGCCTTCGATGGCGCCTTCGCGGAACACCCGATCGAAATCGGCCTGTTCGGTCATGCCGTCGGCCGTTCGGCCCGGAGCAGCGCATCCGGCATCGGCCCGGTGCCCTGGATCCAGGCGATCGCGGCATCGTACGAACCGGGCCGGACGATCGTCGCCTCGAGCGTCGGATGCTGCCGGAATTCGGATAGCCACGCGAGCTGATCGCGGGTCGGCAGCCCGACGTTCGATTTCGCCTCGAACACGATCACGCGATGCGTTTCGGGATAGACCGCGATCACGTCCGGGAAGCCGGCGCCGCCCTTCCCCTGGACGATGCCGAGATCGGAGCGCCGGATATGGAACGTGCGCCAACCGCAGATCGCGAGCAGCTGCACGAGCGCCTCGAGCAGCTCATCCTCGGTCACGGCTTGCGCCCCGTCCCGCCGCAGCGCGGGCAGTCGACGTAGACCGCGGATCCGAACCGTGCGACCGCACCCGTCCCGCCGCATCGCCCGCAGCGACCGTAGCCCTCGAGCAGCTCGCGTTCGCTCGTCGCGTTCAGCCGTTCGAGCGCCTCGAGCGCCTCGTCGATCGTGTCGGATCTGTAGGTACTCGGCGCGATTGGCGAGTCCTGCGGGCCTCGCGCCGAGCCTACGGATCCCGTCAAATCGCCTACTGCCGCAGGGTGCCGCAGGGTGCCGCAGGGGTCGAATTCGCGCTCGAGGATCGCGCCGATCTTTTCCACGAAATCGGGCCGGTTATCCACAGGTTGTCCACCGTGCCCGTTCACTCCTCGCGAACCTGTTCGGTGCGCGATGCGGCGTACTCATCGAGCGCGCTCGCCGGGATCCGGCGCCGTTCGCCGACCCACACGAACCGCAATTCCTGCCGCGCGAGCAGCCGTTCGATCGAATCGCGCGACACGCTCCACAGCTCGGCCGCCTCCGGGATCGAGTACATGCGTTCCGACGTTCGGAGCGCGGGTGCAGCGGGCATCAGCATCCTTCCCGGCGATCTGCGCCGAGCCGCGGCACCCCAGGCCCGCCGCCGATCGCCTCGACTAATCCCGCGCGTGCCGGCCTTCGAGCCGCGGCCCGCTGTTCGGGACAAGGAATGTGCCCCCCCCCCCCCCGAACCGCAACACGCCGCGTCATGCCGCTAGGGACCGCAGGGTGCCGCAAGCCGGTGCGCATTGCCGCAGGGTGCCGCAGGGTGCCGCTATGATGCGGAGGCCTGACGCATGA